CAAAGAACGCGGCGCGTACGGATTTACCATTTTGCATATTTGCATGATTCACATTTTAGGAGACACATGGCAGGCAAAGGTCCAGCGCCTAAGGACGCAGAACAACGCAGACGCAGAAACGTTGACCCAGTACCCACTCAGGTGGTTACTCAGGACGGCATTTTGCGCGGTCCAGATCTGCCAGCTGGGTATCCTTGGCACTCACAGACATTTCGCTGGTGGGACACTTGGCGCAAGTCAGCACAAGCTGTCACTTTCACTGACACTGATTGGGATTTTTTAATCGATACAGCGTTGTTACACTCGTCTTACTGGAACGGTGACAACGTAGGAGCAGAATTGCGACTCCGAGTCGCGAAGTTTGGCGCTACACCTGAGGACAGAATGCGACTTCGGTTGCAGATCGACGGTGAAGCAGAGGGGGCCAAATCGAACAAGACCCTGTCTGATCAGCGACGGACTCGTTTGTTGAGAGTGGTGGGGGAAGTTGACCAAGAAGAAACGACAACAGAGTAGCTTCATCTCGCTCGGTTGGGACGCGATTGACTGGATTGAGACTTATCTAGTTCACGGCCCAGGCGACGTGCAGGGCGAAGCCATCACTTTAGACGACGAACAAGCGGCTTTCATATTGAAGGCCTATGAATTGGACAAACATGGGCGGCGAGTTACACGGCGAGCTTTCTTTTCTCGACCAAAAGGTCGTGCGAAGTCGGAGCTTGCTGGAATGCTCGTTTGCTTTGAGGCTCTCGGCCCTGCTCGCTTTGACCGTTGGGACGCCTTTGGCAATCCAATCGGACGACCAGTCCAGTACCCGTTCATCAGATGTCTAGCGACTGAAGAGCAACAATCAGGCAACACATATGACAACGTTCGTTACATGCTCGAGCACATCAGGACCAACTTCGGCACTGAGTACCCAGGTATTGACGTTGGCCTCACACGCACTTTTTTAAAAGGTGGCGGCGAAATCGTCCCATCAACAGCAGCATCAGCATCAAAAGACGGTGGAAAAGAGTCTTTTGCTGTAGCTGACGAGACACACCTTTATTCGAGCCCCGAGCTCAAGCGAATGCACGAAACCGTAAGGCGAAACCTCGCCAAGCGAAAGGCTGCGGACCCTTGGATGCTCGAGACATCGACCATGTACTCGGTTGGCGAGGAATCAATCGCCGAGCAAACGCACCGCTTATGGATTTCGATACAAGAAGGCCGCACAAAAAATCCAGGCCTGTTATTCGATCACAAGCAAGCGCCCGAGGTGCCCGACCTGCAAGACAGTGAGCAGCTTAAAAAAGCACTTGCTGTCGTGTATGGGCCAGCTTTTAAATGGCTAGACGTGCCGCGTCTAATGGCCGAGATACAAGACCCGATGACAAAAGCATCGGACGCAAGGCGTTACTTTTTAAATCAGCCGTCCACAGACACCGACCGTTACATGAACATTACAGCATGGAACGCAGCGGCCGAGCCTGAGGAACTGGCAGAAGGCACCGAAATCGTTCTCGGGTATGACGGTTCGCGCAAAGACGACGCCACAGTGCTTGTTGCTTGCAGAATTGAAGACGGCAAGATCTTTCAACTCGAGTGTTGGGAAAGACCGCCTGGTCCTGCGGGCTACGGTTGGGAAGTACCAAGAGTCGAAGTTGACGAAGCTGTTCGAATCGCATTTGCAAAGTACAAAGTCCACAAGATCTGGGCTGACCCTTCAGGTTGGCAGTCTTATTTGGACGCTTGGAACTCAACTTTCGCCGATAAAGTGGTAGCGGTTTACCCTTCCAGCCAGCGCAAGCTGATGGCACAAGGACTTGACAGATTCCTTGAAGACGTACTCGAAGGACGCCTCAAACACAACGGCGCACCCGAGCTGACAAGGCACGTGACGAACGCGGTACCGACACGGTACGGCCAAGTAATGAAACCTTCTCAGAGCCACAAGATCGACGGCTTAATTGCTGCAGTTCTTGCCTACCTAGGCCGCACCGAGGCGCTTGTTAATCCTGAGCCCGTTGCACCGAAAGTCACTTACCACTCTATTCAAGTCTAGGAGCGACATGAAGCGTTTTGATTTTAGTCTCGCAGTTGAGGTCGTTGGCGTTGCGTTGGTAACGGTCGGACTTGCGTTGTTCTCTCCACCGATTGCGTTAATCGCTCTCGGTTCTTTCCTCGTTTGGGCTACAGAAAAGGCTGATTAATGACCGCTGGCATTTACAACACCACTATCGACCAGGGCTCAGTGTGGTCTGTCGTGTTGGTGTATACCGACTCAAATAACGCCCCCGTCAACTTGACTGGCTACACAGCCGCTATGCAACTGCGACAGAACTACAATTCTGACGTTGCAGATCTGACTTTGACTACCGCAAACGGTGGCATCACAATCGTCGGTGCTACAGGCACTATCACAATCAACGCCACAGCGACTCAAACGGGGCTTCTTGACCCAGGATTTTACGTTTATGACTTAGAATTGACATCGGGTTCCAACATCTCTCGCCTAATCCAAGGCCAGTTGACCGTAGCAGAGCAGGTGACACGATAATGGCCAATAAAGTCACAATCAACGAGACCAACAATACAGTTGAGATCTCGGCTCCAGGCCCACAAGGTGCTCAAGGACCAACAGGTCCAACAGGTGCCACAGGCCCAGCTGGCGCTACAGGCGCCACAGGCTCAGTCGGTGCTACGGGTGCCACGGGTCCAACAGGCGCTACAGGCAACACAGGCCCAACAGGCGCAACTGGTTCAACAGGCCCAGTTGGTGCAACAGGCCCAACAGGCGACACTGGACCAACAGGTCCAACAGGAGCCACAGGTCCACAAGGCATTCAAGGCGACACAGGCGCGACAGGCCCAACTGGTCCAGTTGGCGCTACAGGTCCCACAGGTTTAACAGGCGCAACTGGAGCCACAGGCCCAACAGGCGTCACAGGAGCGACTGGCCCGCAAGGCATTCAAGGCGTGCAAGGCATTCAAGGCGAGACTGGTGCGACTGGTCCAATAGGCGACACTGGTGCAACAGGCCCAACAGGCGCGACAGGCGCAGCTTCAACAGTGCCTGGCCCAACAGGAGCGACTGGCCCTGCAGGCGCAACAGGCCCAACAGGTCCACAAGGTGAAGCCTCAACTGTACCTGGCCCAACTGGAGCCACAGGCCCAGCTGGAGCAACAGGTCCAACAGGCGCAACAGGACCTCAAGGAATCGAAGGCCCAACGGGAGCAACTGGTCCGCAAGGTGCAGCTGGTGCCAATGGCGGCTCTACTAGCTTATTCGACTACAACGCAGACACTTCGGCCACATCGGGCGACCCTGGCGCGGGCGACATACGCTGGAACAATGCTACACAGATCAATGCCACAACGTTGTTTATTGACCATTTAGACATAAATGGCAACGACATTGACGTTTTTATTGCCCTGCTTAAAGCAGACGACTTTATTATCGTTCAAGATCGAAATGTTCACACTAACTTTCAGAAGTTTAAAGTCACAGCGGCAGCGACCATTCTTGGTGGCTATAGCAGCGTCCCAGTAGTTCTAGACTCCTCAGGCGGCACTGGCACGACCAACTTCAGCAATTTCGAAGCTCTTGCTTTGTTGCTTATCAATGTCGGTCTTACAGGTGCGACTGGTCCAATCGGTCCGACAGGCCCACAAGGCGCAACTGGAGCCACAGGTCCAGCTGGTGCAACTGGAGCAACAGGGCCACAAGGCGAAATCGGACCAACTGGGGCAACAGGCCCAGCAGGTGCGAATGGAGCAACAGGCGCAACTGGCCCACAAGGTGAGACTGGCGCAACAGGTCCAACAGGTCCAGTCGGCGCAACAGGCCCAGTCGGCGCAACAGGCGCAACTGGCCCACAAGGTATTCAAGGAATCCAAGGCGTCCAAGGCATTCAGGGCGAAGTCGGCCCAACAGGCCCAACAGGCCCAGTCGGTGCAACAGGTCCAGCAGGAGCCACAGGCCCTGAAGGTGCCACAGGTGCAACTGGTCCACAAGGAATCCAAGGCGATGTCGGTGCTACAGGCCCTACAGGCCCAGCTGGAGCCACAGGTCCTGCGGGTGCAACAGGAGCAACTGGTCCACAAGGAATCCAAGGTGACACAGGGGCTACAGGCCCAAGCGGCGCAACAGGTCCGAGCGGCCCAAGCGGCGCAACAGGCCCGAGCGGCTCAACTGGTCCTACAGGAGCCACGGGTCCACAAGGCGGAGACAACCCGATTGTTGACTACATCGACGGCGGGGCAAACGCTGCTGGCATCACTGGCGACGTAATCTACAACTCAGGACTATCCAATGCAAGTAGTTGGACATATATCATCGACGCTGGGGCGTCGGTTACAACCTTCTAACAAAGAGAGAAAGAAGCCAACATGACAGCAAGACTCCAAAACCGCCGAGATACGGCAGCAAACTGGACATCTAACAACCCAACCCTTGCTGCAGGCGAAATCGGCTACGAAACCGACACCACGAAGTTCAAGATCGGCGACGGCGCAACTGCTTGGAGCTCTCTTGCTTATGCATATGCGGCTGGTGCAACAGGCCCTACAGGAGCAACAGGCCCAGTCGGTGCTACAGGTCCAACAGGTGCGACTGGTGCGACTGGCGATACTGGTGCAACAGGTCCAACGGGTGCCACTGGCCCAACAGGCGCTACTGGCCCAACTGGTTCTACAGGCCCAACTGGTGCAACTGGTCCAACTGGAGCTGGTGGCGTTGAAGCCATCAATGCGCAAACTGGCACCACGTACACTTTTGTGTTGGCCGACAAAGACGACCTCGTAACAGCTTCAAACGCTTCTGCACAAACCTACACAATTCCACTCAACTCGTCTGTGGCTTTTCCAACTGGCAGCCTCATCAACCTAATTCAGATCGGCGCTGGGCAAGTAACTGTTCAGGGCGCTGGTGGTGTCACCGTTGCTTCAACTGGAGCAACTGCAACGACTCCAAAAACAAGAGCTCAGTATTCGTCGCTTACTTGCATCAAGGCTGCAACCGACACTTGGTATGTAGTAGGAGATATTGCCTAATGCCTATTCTTGGAGTTATTGACTCTGCTAAAACTGGACACTTAGGTTTATCCGTTGATTACCTTGTTGTTGCGGGTGGTGGCGGTGGTGGAATATTTTATTCAGGCGGTGGCGGTGCTGGTGGTTTATTGTACGCTACGGATTCAAGTTTAACATTTAACACAAATTATACAGTTACTATTGGTGCAGGCGGCGCTGCATCTGCTGCAGCAGGTACTGGAAACAATGGTAGTAATTCTGTTTTTGGAAGCAGCACTGCATTAGGCGGCGGATTTGGTGGTATGTACAAAACATCTAATCCACAAAT